ATAAAATAATAAATAATAATTAATAAATAAAAATATAATGGTTGTTACTTTTGTTTTTGGACCAATAGATTACACATGTCGTATTTTAGATAAACAAAGATTGAACAAACAAAAAGTTGAAGCAAAAGAAATTTTAGATGCTTCATTAATTGATCCAAATATTCAACAAAATGTTAGGCGTGGTTGGATTAATCATCCAGCAGTTAAAATGTGGCGAGGTTATGCCAATGGTTTAAAATATTATTTTAACAAAATTACTGAAGAATGCGTCAATCGTGGTATGAAAAATAATATGCCATTATATGAATTTACTGAAGAACAATTAAACAACATTCATCAAGAAACCATCGAAGAATATTTAGAACAAAAAGAAAAATCAACAAAAGAAGAATCAACAAATGATGCAAATAAAATAATTTTACCTTGGTGGTTTAATTGGGAACCTCTTTGGTTAAGTCATCAAGCTTCATTGTGTCGCAAATTGCCTGCTTATTATAGCAACATATTTTTACAGGAACCAACTACACAAATAGTTAATAACCTTACTGAATATCTAGATAAAGGATATATATGGCCTGAAAAATTAACACCAACACAAATTCTAGAATTTAAACCAGAATATTGTGATCCAATTGGAACTGGAGCACCAGCAATATATAGGTGGACGATGGAACAAGTATTAGAATGGATTGATGAACCATTAATTAATCCAAAAACAGGAAAAAAAATAAAAGAAAGCAAAAATGGAATTTATGGAGACATAAAAAAGGCAGCTGAATTATATGGAATTGATGTTAGTATTTATTAATTTTTATACTTTTTATACTTTTAAAAAAGTATAACAAAATGACAAATTATAAAATAAAAAAATTGAAATTAAAAATGATTATAATTTAAATAATTATAACTTAAAAACTTAAAATAATTACAACTTAAAATAATATTATGCTTAACTTATTTTCAAAAACAAAAGAATGTGGATGTGTTGTTGTATCAATTGTTTGTGGAATAAAAAAAACTGAAAAAAGTGATGTTTATTTATTAGGTGCTCATGAACATGTTAAAATGTGTAGTAATTGCAAATTGAACGAAGAAAATAATATTGATACATTATATGACATGTGGTATAATGATAATGTTACTGATGGTGTAGGAAGTGGTGGTTGGATTGAATATAAAAAATAATTTTTAAAATTTGATTTGAGTAATTTTTTAATTAATTAAAAAAATGTTTCTTGTTAATTACTCAAATGCTTAGTTAAATACTTTTAATAATAAAATACATAACTCATATTTTTTTTCACATAATTTTTTAAATTTTTATTACTTCCTGGAATAATTTTTATATTATCACTTTTTTTCCATCTTGATTCTCCAATATCTTCTTTAATTAATGCAGAGTTTTTATCTAATTTTTTTAACAATTTCTTTAATAATAATTCTCGCATTTCTTCTTCATTTGAATTATACACAAAATATTCACTACAACTTAAATTAACCACAAAATTTAATGTTCTTTCATTTTGAAATAATGCCATTTCTTTTTTACTTTTTATTTATTGTTTATTGTTTATTATTTATTATTATTTTTTTTGAATCAATTTTTTTTATTTTAATTATTAATTTATTTCAATTATTATTTTTTTAATTTAAAAAATTAAATTATTATTTTTTCTTAATTCAATAATTTCATTATATTTAATAAGCATTATTTCTATTAAATCTAATTCAAAATCAATTTCATTATTAATATTTATTATTGTTTCAGAATGATTATAATCCATTTCTTCTTTTTCAATCATTTCTTTTGCTGAATAAACTAAATTTAAATTTATTAAATCATTATGAGTTAATTTTATTTTATTTCCTAAATAAAATCTATCATTGTCAAGTTTTTTAATTATTTTTTTTATTATTTTATAGTCATTTGTTGAATAAAAATTATATATTTCTTTTTCTTTAACATTAAATGGTTGAAATTGAAGTAATTCAAGAATTGTTAAATTTTCCATTTTTATTATTTAATTTTTATTATTTAATTTTTATTATTTAATTTTTATTATTTAATTTTTATTATTTAATTTTTATTATTTATTAATAATTTAATTAATAATAAATAATAATAAATAATAACAAATAATAAATAATTATATAGATTGCCAATTTTCATGATATTCTGAATATTCGTGATAACCATGTAAATAATAATCATCAACATCAATTAAATAAAATGATAAAGCTAAAGAAGAATTTGTTGATTGTATTTCTGTTTTATCTGAATCAAAATCATTATTAGTATTAGCATCATTAATATTAATAATATCATTTTCTTTATCAATTGAAATATTTTCAACAACATCAATTGATTTAGAAAATTTAAAAAAAATATTTTTATTATCATCATTATTAACATTAATATCATTATTATTAATATTATTAATATTACTACAATCGTAATCATAATTATTAGTAATTTTAAAATCAATTTTTACAACAATTCCATTTTTAACATATAATTCATTAAAAATTTCTTTTATGGATTTTTTTAATTTAGACATAGAATTATTTAAAACAATATTTTTTGAGTTTTGCAACATTTTTTAATTATTTTATTTTATAATTTATATTTATATATTTTATATAATTTATATTTATATAATTTTTTTTTTTTATACAATATTTATAATTGTAAATAAATTATATTCTATGTTAAATATATAAAATGGCTAAAGGTAAAGTAAATAAAAGTTTTAAAGCATGGGTTTCATTTGTTAAATCAGTTCAAAAAAAATATAAATTAAATTACAAAGATGCAATTCATAAAGCAAAAGAATTGAAAGATAGTGGTGTTGATTGGATGAAGAAAGGACTTAAAATGAAAGGAGGTGATGAACCAGAAGAAGTAGAAATTGATGAAGAAATAATTGAAGAAGAACCAGTAGGAAGAGAAGGAGATGATGATGAAGAAGGACTTGAAGGAGGTAGAAGACGTAGAAGAAGAAGAACACATAAAAGACGTAATTCAGCTAGAAGAAGCAGAAGTCGTGGAAGATCACGTACATTCAAACGATCAATGTCAAGACGCCGATCAGCATCAAGAAATGCATCATTAAGCATGGGTGTTGCTTAAAAATATTAATTGATTATAAAAATAAATATATATTTCAAAAAAATAAATATATATTATAAAATATTTATAATTTCATTATGTTCAAAATGGCTAATGTTATTTAATAAATTATTAAATTCAATTTTTGTTGATTTAATAGATAATCGAAGAGAAGGATTAAAGCTAATATTTTTTAATAATAATTTCATAAAATTAACAATAAAATTATTATTTTTATTATGCAATGATTTATACATATTTATAATTATTTCTAAATACATTACACTTAAAGAATAATTGTCCCAACTTTTAAAATATAAAAAAATCATTTTTATAATTTCATTAATAGATTTATTAATAAATAATTTTAAATAATTTAACCCATCATCATAATATTTTTGTTTAATATTATTGCTAAAATTTTTTAAAATAGGATTATTATTTTCATCTGTTAAATCTTCAATAATTTGCAAAATATTTGAAGAAGATATACTTAATAAATTGTTATGAAAGATGAAAGAAATAAGATGCAATTCAATTGGCCAGTAAAAATATGATGGATCATAATGAAATATAATTTTTTTTAGATTTGAAACCAATATATTTTTATTATCATCATCAACATTTATGACACCATTAGCATTTATAATATCATCAACATTTATAGAAAATTTAAAATCAGATAATAAAGGCAATAAATTATTTAAATTTATAATAATATTTGAAGAAATTAAATGATTATAAAATAAATTATTTTCATTCAAAATATTTATTGATTTTAATAATTTTTTATATATATTTATAATTTCATTAAATAAAAATCTTTTATTGAAAATAAAATTAGATAATAAATAATCATTAAAATTTATATATTTTGGAATATATATATATTTAATTAAAATTTTGTTGGAATCTATTTTTTTATATTTTAAATTTGTTTTATGGTTATATTCATAATCAATTTCATCAAAATTTATGTCATTATTAAATTTATTCATATCCATATAATTCACTACATTATGTGAATCAATGATATAAAAATATTTTTTGTAATTTATTATATTTTTTATTTTATTTGAAATGCAAATTTCATTTTCTACAAAATCATCAAAATCGACAATTTTTGTTTCTGAAGATTGTTTATTATTTTTATTATTTTTATCTTTATAATTTATAGTTTCATTAATGTCAAAATAAATGCATGAATAATTATTCATTTATTTTTTGCAATAATATTTTTTTAAAAAATAAATCTAATAAAAAATATATATATTTATTTTCTGCAAATTAAATAAAATCTATTTTTATAAGTTTTTTTAATTTTTTTTTCAATATTATTTCTATCATCAATAAAATTCAATAAATTTATTATTTCTGATTCAATAATTAAATTATTTTCTTTAATAAATTCTTCATAACCAATTTTAGGTGTATAATTTTTATTCAATTTATTTTCTTTTATATGTTCATCCATTAAATTCAATATTTCTTTATTAATAGTAACTCTGTCACATCTTTGGTTTTTATTTTTATTTTCATAATTTATAACATTTTTTTTTCTGAAATAATATCTAGCACTTACATACATTTTATTCATTACATCTCCTTCATATCCAATACATTTTAATCTTTTTTTCTCACAATCAATTAATTCTTCATTGTTTTCTATCCATTCATCCCAGTATTCTTTAAAATCAAATCTATCATCATCTTTATGTATTTTTGAAAAATATTCTAATTGTTGATTAAAATTTTCAGAAAAATTAAATCTGAATGTTGGAACGTTATTGTTCATTATTTTAATTTTAATTTTAATTTTTATTTAACATTTAACATTTTTTATTTAATATTTTTCAATTTTTTGTTATTATTAATCAACAGAATTGTTACTATTATTATCAATGTCACATTCTAAAAAAATATTTACGCGTTCTTCAATTTTATTTATTCTATATTCTAATGCGCGTTCTTCAATTTTATTTATTCGATTTTCCAATTTAACAATTTTATTATTATTTTCTTTTAATATTTTATGTAACATTAAAAAATATTTTATACTATAAAATCCAAACAAAATTTTATAAATAAAAATTAAATCACTATTAAAAATATTTTTATGAAAAAAATCATTTGAAAAATTATTTAAAAAAGCATTCATTTTGTTAACTTTTTAAAATAAATTATGAATTGTTTTTATATATATATTTAAATATATATTTAAAAATATATATAATAAAATGGCAACAACTTTTACAATATATTGTATTCCATATTTTGACCAATATAACAAAATGTATCAAAGTATTCTTTCAATTGATGAAATGCCTGAAGGACCATTGTCTCACCTAGTTCATCGCATTCAATATCCAAAATTGTCTCCTTTTCAACAATATAATAATTGTAATAATTTACACAATAAATGTAAATATGCTATAAAAAAAATTTCAAATGTTTGTGAATATAATTGTAATTATAAAAATAAATATGCTTCAAGTTGTGGATTAATGACAAATGAAAATATAAATCATTTAACATCATTTTTATTATCAAATGGTTATCAAATAGAAACACAAATAACAAATATGATGAATAATTCAGATATTAGAATTCCAAGAAATAAAATGGTTTACACTGTAACATATTATGGAAATAATAAACCTCAAATATGTTATATGAGATAAATTATATATATATCACATTTTTTAAAGAAATATAATTATTTGATGTTTCTGATTAATTTTATTTTTATTTCAAAAAAATTGATTTAATTTAATATAAAATTAAATTAATTAAATAATTGATAAAATGGAAGAAAGACAACAAGCACAACAAACACAACAAACAAAAGAAATACAAATTAATGGATGTGTATTGCCCAAACAATTCGATGAATATGATGAAGAAACAAAACAAAATGTAACAGATTATTTAATGCAATTGAACACAATTGAAATTCAAGCATATAATATTGCTAAAATACATTTAAAATCATCTTTTAACATATTGAGAAGTAATGGATATAATAATTGGTTGAATAGTTTAAAAAAATAATAAAATAATATATAATTATCTATTTTTTCTTGTTAATTTTTCTGCTATTCTCTTAAAAGAATTACGTGTGTAATTAACTCGTTTTCTTAATTTTTTTCCTCCAGTTTGTAATGCTTCAAATGATTTATTTGTGCCACCAATCATCATCATTTTTCCACCTCCATTTTGCGTTTGTGGGATTTGTTGTGTTTGTGGGAGTTGCGATGTTGTAATTTGTGGAAGTTGTTGTGTTTGTGAGAGTTGCGATGTTGTAATTTGTGGGAGTTGTTGTGTTTGTGGAATTAAAGATGTGTTGGATATTGAATCATTGACTTCTTGTGCTTTTACTGCAATTTCTTTAGTTTTGTCAACAATATCTTCGATTGGTTCTTTGGTTTCTTCTAATACATCATCAATCATATTCACTGTTTTTTTCAAAACATCAGCCGATTCATTGCTTATTTTTGCAATATCATCTCCTAATTTCAAAGTTGCTATTGGAATATTTGCTCCTGGAATTTCTGTTAATCCATCTACACCTGATTTTACAGCTAATTTACCTAATTTGTCAATTGATTCTTCAAATTCATCAGGTATTTTTTTTAAACTTCCACTTAAAATTTCACCAACAACATTAGTTGTTTTTTGTAATTCTTTTTTTACTTCTGGATTATTTTTAAAATATTCATTTATTTTTTTTAATTTTTCAGTATTTTGTTTTAATTCTCTTGATACTTCTTCAGGAGTTTTTCCCTTTATTCCTGATAATTCTCCAACTATTAAAAGCATTTTATATTGAAATGCATCAGCAAAAAGTTTAAAATAATCTGTCATTTTATCCATAATTCCAGGTTCAGGTTTTTTATTCAATCCTAATAATTCATCAGGTATTGATGCAAGCTGATGTTCCACATGTTGGGTTGTAATATTACTATTTACATCATCAAATTCAATGCTTGAGTCAGCGATTGGTTCTTCAATATCAGTAATTGGTTGTTGTATTGGTTCTTTAATGTCAGCAATTGGTTGTTGTATTGGTTCTTTAATGTCAGCAATTGGTTGTTGTATTGGTTCTTCAATGTTATTAACAAAAGATTTCACAGGTGTTTGAATTTGATCTCCTCCTACAAGCATTTTAATATTTTTATCACTAATTTTATATATTTTTTTTAATTTTTTTTTGAAAGTTTTGGATTTTGATTTAAACTTTTTATCCATTATATAATTTATGTAAAGTATATAATGAATTATATATTATTTTATTATTTGTAATTATTATTTTATTATTTTATTATTTTATTGTTTATTATTTTATTGTTTTAATTTTATTGTTTTAATTTTTTAAAATCTTTGAATGATAATTTTAAATTTTTATCAATTTCTTTGTTATTTATTGGTTTATTCATTTTAAAATCACAAAATCTTCCTTCATGAGTATATCTATTTGAATTTTTTACTATGATATTCATATTATTGATAGGATTTATAATTATTTGTTGATTTGGTCTATGTGGAATTAAATTATTTCCATCTTTATCCAAAAAATTTTGTTTTAAATTTTTATTTTTTTCTTCTTTTTTATTGCATTGTTGATTTTGTTTATTTTTTTCATTCAATTCATTTACTTTTTCAATTTCTTCATCCATGTTAACAAATATACTTTTACATCCAAAAGTAGTTACATATTTACGCCCAACTACTTCTAAATAATTGTAAGGAACATTGCGATTACTAAAATACTCAAATGTTCCTTTTGAATGATTATATCTCATTGCAACATTTCCAATTGGTGTATATTCAATTACATAATTATTAATAAAATTATTCAATTTATTATCAATTACATACTGATTTGCTTCATCCATTAATTCATTTGTACTTTTTTCTTTTAATAATTTTATTTGATTTTTAATTTCTGTTATTTTTTTTGAAAGATTTTCAATGTTCATTGATAAAGTTTCTAATTGTTCATAATCATCATAAACTTCATCACTATAATTTTCTTCATTATCTAAATCAAATTTTATTTTTTCCATTTCTCCATTTTCATATTTTTTTTGTAAAGATTTTTTTATATTTTCATTTTTAGATAATTTTAATTTATTTTCCCATATTTCATTCTCTAATGCATCAATAAATAAATTATGTTTTGTACACAATTCTTCATATTTACATTGTTTTAAATTCAATTCGTCATTTGTAAAAAAATAATCATTTGTAAAATTTATATATTTTTTTAAATATTTTTTACTGTAATCTTCCTGTTCTTTAAATTCTATTTGTTCTTTAAGTTTTTTTTGTTCTTGTTTTTTTTCTTCATTTTGTTCTTTTTGTTCTTTTTGTTCATTTTGTTCATCATTTAATAATTTTTCTTGTTTATTATAATAATCATCATCTTCATCATAATAATCTAATAATAATGGATTTTCATCATGTATAAATTTTATAAAATCAATAAATTTTGCAAAATAATTGCGTAAAACTTTGATTCTATTTAAATATTTATTTATATAATCATCATCTTTATCTACTAGTTCAATTAATAATGATAATATAATAATAAAATAAATTAATTCTGTAATATTCATTTTTGCTAAATAATTATATATTTATATGCAATCTTTTTATATGTATATTTTATATTTTTATATATTTTAAATAAAAATAAAAATGCAAAAATAAAAAATGATTAATTATATATTTATTGACTTTATTACATTTATTAAATTTAATTGAATTTTTTCTTCAAATAAATTATTAATTTCTTCTGTTAATATTGGTACTTCAATTAATTCATAATTTTCTGCCTCAGGAAATAAACGCACTAAAAATAATTCTTTAACAATTTTTCCATATTTTCTTTCCAATATTGCTTTGTATGTATTTAATTGTAATGAATAATGCCAATAATTTGTATCTGATATATGTGATATTATAAAATTTGATGCATATTTACCCCAATTATTTTCTCTATTTATTTCTTTGCATCTTTTCCAATCATAAATTGATAATGTTCCATCTGGATTTTCAAATACCATATCTATTGAACCAGCTATTTTCAAATCTTCATCAAAAATCATCCATTCAGTTCTGTATGGTTTTAAATACAAATTATCATTAACAAAATTCATGAAATATTCCCATTCTTTACTGTTTTTTAATGGATTCATTATTTCATTTCCATTAATATTATTATAAAATAATTCAATTTGTTCATGTAAATTAGTACCATAATGACAGCTTGATTGACCAGATTTTTTCCAACTTTCTTTTATTTGTTCTGCAGACATACCCCAATATTTATTATTTGGTCCCCAATTTCTTCCATTGAATATGTTACGAATAACTTCATCTGCATCAAATTTTGGAAAATGACTATGAACCCAAGTAGTAACTGAAATATAGTTTGATTTTTTATCGGTAATAATTTCATAACGATGTCCATATTGATAGAATTTAATAAGTAAATCTCTTGGATGTGGGTTAATTAAGCTTAAAGTTGTATTTGACATTTTAATATTAATAATATTAAATTTAAAATACTCTTTAAATTTGTTTCAATTTTTTATAATTTTATTTTTATTTTATTTTTGAAACATCATTTTAGTTGATTTTATTTGTTGTATTTTTTTCCTTTCTATCATTTGCCTAATCAACATATTTCTATATTCTATTATATTTCTTGGTTGTTCTGCAAATTCTGATGAATCATTATTAATTTCATTTTTAAAATACTTATTATAAATATAAGAATTATTAACATTTTGTTGATTATTTTGTTTATACTGTTGTTGTTGTATATGTTGCTGTGTATATCGTTGTTGCTGTGTATTTGTATCATATTCGACATAATTCAAGTCATCATTGATTGTTTTTTCCCAATAAAGTTTGCCCTTAACTTCACGCATTCCCATATTTTGTAAAATATCATCATAATCTATTCCTTTTTTTTGTTGTTTTTGCTGTTTTTTTTCTTGAATTGTTATTTCCATTTGTAATTTATTAATAAAAATATTAAAAAAATAAATATTAAAAATAAAAAATATTATTAAATATATAAATGATGAATGCATTATATCAAAATATGCAAACAACTGGAACAATATTTAACTATGATGATACAGGAAAAAGAAAAATAGAATGGGAAGGAAATAGTGATGGTATAAATGGAACAATCAAAGTTAATGTTGATGATAATGGAAAAAAAATATCTGAAACTATTAAGCTTAATCATGATGAATTAGAAGAATTATTTAACCAACGAATGGATTTTATGCCTTTACATTCAAGATTAATACGTGATTTTATGAGTGATCAAAGAGATTATAAATCACCTTTTAAAAATATTCAAGATTCTATAAATGTTAATAAAAAAAGATTAAATAAAAATAAAACAAAAAACAAAAAAAATAAAAATAAAAATAAATCTAAAAAAAATATTATTTATTAAATTATTTAAGAATTTTAAATAAAAATATAATGTATAATATGTCTTTGCTTGGAATTAGTTCAATGTCATCAAATTTGAATCATAGAAAACCAATATCAGTACCATCGCAAGTACCATCACAAACGAATTATGTGAATTTTACATCATCAACGTTATCTTCAACACAAAATTTTCGTAGAATTTATTTTGCAAATAATACATTTATAGCAGCTGGACAAAATGGAATTTCAGTGAGCACAAATAATGGATCTTCATGGTCACAAACATCAAATCCAATTAGTGGATCTGATTGGGGAGGAATTACTTATAATAATGGTCTTTTTGTTGCAGTTGCAACTAATGGACGAATAATGTCATCTTCAAACAACGGTACATCATGGTCAACAACAATTACATCACCAAAATTGAATAATTGGAGATCTGTTACATACGGAAATGGTACATTTGTTGCTGTTAGTTTTAATGATGCTAGTGGTTCGACTGGCGTTCAAAGAGTAATGACAAGTTCAAATGGTAGTACATGGGTAATTCAAAATGCAGCAAAAGCAAATCAATGGACATCTGTTGCATACGGAAATGGTGTATTTGTTGCTGTCAGTTACAATGATGCCAGTAGTACGATTGGTGTTGAAAGAATCATGACTAGTACGGATGGTTCAACATGGCAAATTTGTAATTCACCAAGTGCCACTTCTTGGATGAAAATAATATTTGCAAATAATATGTTTGTTTCTATTGGCTATGGTAATTCAGCAATATACAGCACAGATGGCATTTCTTGGAATCAGGTATCTGTACCATATTGGAATTATTGGGCTTCTTTAATTTTTGGAAATGGATTATTTTTGAGTGCTTCTTTTTATAACAGTAAATTCATGATAAGTTCTGATGCTATTACATGGTATCAATATGATCTTGAAATAAGTACTGGCTGGTACGATGCTGCTTTTGGAAATAATAAATTTATAATAGTAAATGATGGCGATTCCACCATTTTAATTGGTACTATAACAACAGTAGCTCCCCCTGTACCTCTATTAAATTGGTCTGTAATTACTGCTGCAGAAACAAATGCATGGCAAAGTGTTGTTTTTGGCAATAATTTATTTGTAGCTGTCAGTAGAAATGGCACTAATAGAGTAATGACAAGCACAAATGGTACGTCATGGACTTCACGATCTGCAGCAGCAGCAAATGCATGGCAAAGCGTGTGTTATGGGTTGTACAACAGTGTTCCCACATTTGTTGCAGTGAGCAATGACGGTACGAATAGAGTAATGATCAGCACAAATGGTACATCATGGAGTTCGGCAACTACAACACCCTCACTAAATACATGGATAAGTGTAGCTTTTGGAAATAACGTATTTGTTGCTGTTAGTACAGATGGAAATATCATGAGAAGTACAAATGGGGGTAATACATGGACAAGTCAATCTAGAACAGGTGTATGGCAATGTGTAACTTTTGGTAATGGAAGATTTGTAGCTGTTGGAACAAATGTCACTGCATATAGTACAGATAATGGTACTAGCTGGTCTTCAGCAACTGTTAATGCAAATGTATGGCAAAGTGTGTGTTATGGATTGCTTAATGGACCAACCCATAGATTCGTTGCTATTGCAAGTAGCGGATCTAATAACAGAATTATGTATAGTACTGATGCAACTTCATGGACATCAGTTTCAGCAACATCTACAAATACTTGGCAATGTATAAATTTTATAAATGGATTATTTGTAGCTTTAAGTTCAACCAATGGTAGAGTTATGGCAAGTATTAATGGAATTTCATGGACACAACATTATCTTCAAGAAGCAAATCCATGGAGAAGTATTACAACTTATGGAACTAACAGTTTTTTAGCTGTCAGTCAAAGTGGAAATAATCAAGTAACAACAGCAACTTATCAAACATAGGTTATTTTATATTTAATTCATTTATAAATTATATTTTTAATTTTCATGAAAATATAATATAATGGCAACTTTTCGTAAATATGGTGGAATAAATCGTTCTCCAATATTAAATTATGTAAAACAT